CAGATGGTATAAGCTCTGAAAGAGTAGACATTTACACACTCCAGCCAATCGTCCCATTTATGTAGGTCATCACGATTTCGGCAAAATTCTTATCGAAAGTAAGGTCTGTAGCTGAACTGGCTATGTTAGAGCCGTTACGAGCAACCAAAAAATTAGTTGTCGCTGCTGCACCTGTGCCGTCCTTAATGACTACATAATCTCCTGCTGATGGGCTAGAAGGTAACGTAATTGTTATTGATCCTGCCGTAGCAACTAAGAACGAAGCTGACGTAGCATTAGTGCTAGTGCTGGTCAACGTTGGAGCAGGGTAACCGGCAGCTTCTGCGGCTGATGTCCATGTAGTACCGTTTGATTTAAGCACATTGCCATTTGTTCCTGGCGCAACGGTTGTCACCGCATTGGTACCACTGCCTAGTATTACGTTGTTAGCCGCTATCGTAGCAACCCCTGTGCCGCCGTTAGCTACCGGAAGCGTGGCCGTTACCTGAGAGGTCAAGTTAACGTTAGCCAAAGCTCCACCAAGCGTTAAGTTGCCTGAATTTGTAACCGTACCCGATAAAGTAATTCCATTGACCGCGCCTGTACCGCCAACAGAAGTGACCGTACCGTCGCCAACATCTACCGTGGCAAGCGAATCATAGACGGCAGCCCCTGCACCGGCTCCGTCGGTATAAAGAATTTTGGTGTTGTTAGTGGGAATTGTAATTTGTGCGCCAGAGCCTTGTTTAATAATAATGCTTTGACCGCCACTAGTAGCGTTTTCTACCCACCACATTTTACTAACAGTGTTTGGAGCCAATGTAATCGTTCTAGCTGACGTTAAGTTTGTACCAGAAGTAATTTTAAGGTACATAGCACGTAGGGTGTCTGCGCCCCCGTCCGACATAGTAAACGTTTGGTTTGAGTCGGCAGACATTGCTTTCGCACCATAACCCATCGCATCCGTAATCAACTCTAAGTTGGTATTGGTGCTGGTTCCCCACGTACCACTTTCGTCGCCCGTGGCGATTTCTTTTAATCTCAAATTATTTACATAAGTCGCCATTTTTAACCTCGTTTATTACGCTGCTATCTCTGTCCAATTAGGATCTTGAGAAGGTTGTATTTCTATCCACATCTGGATACCCGAAACTTGTCCTACTGCTTGCACCCCTGTAAGAGTGGTACTAATGTTAATTTCTACGTTAACTTGGCCTACAGCACCAGTGGCACTTACCCCTGTTACTGTAAAGGCCGCAGGTATACTCGGTATAACCTGACCAACCCCTCCGGTAGCCGCTATCCCAACTAAGACAATATTAGCGTCACTGTTTACCGTAACGCCACCCACACTGCCTGTGGCTAACAAACTTCCTGCGGTAACTGTTCCTGTAGTGACCGCTAAAGCTGTTCCTACGCTACCTGTGGCTTGACTTCCTGCGTTAGAGTTACCCCAACCAGAGTTACCCCACGCGCCAATTCCCCATCCTTCTAATTTAACCGTTACAGGGAATCCTACTTGACCTACCCCTGTTGTTCCAACCGAACTTCCCGCTACTATTGTTTCATTAAATACAATGTTTACACTAAGGCTACCTACTGCGGTTGTGGCGGCAACTCCCACCAGCGTAACAGACGCTTGTCCATTAATCGAAACCGCTCCGACCGAACCCGCAGCCTGTTGGCCCGAGCTAGTGTTGCCCCACGAGCTAGAACTCCATGTATCCGTCCCCCAACCATCGAGGCGTACAGTCTGATCGGTCACTACGCAATCCTAATCAACGCCGATGTTGCATTGTAAGTAGGCATAACTACCGAAAAATCACCAGAACTTGACGACTTGTCTGATCCAAAATCTAAAACAAGTAGGGTAGGATCACCTGCCGCAGTGTCGTTATAAATTAATGCACCACGCGCAGTAATAGTAGAGGTCGGCCAGTTACGATCTCCAAACTCTGCAAAAGCAGTAGTACCGCTCTTAGTCGGGGTTACATTGGTGAGCGCGTTACCACCCGCCACATAGCCTGTACCAGTTACTTCATTAGAAGTGGTATACGCAGTGGTAGCAGCGTTAAAAGACGCACTGTTTGTATACAGGGCCATTTTAAAACTGTTGCCCGAACCGTTAGTTAAGTTGTGAACGCCTTGCAATAGCTCCTGCTTAAAGCTAGTACACATAAAATTTCCGGAAAATGCCATGTCATAATCTCCTAATTAATTCAGCTAGTTTTGGTTGGCCCGCATCTAATAAAGTATTATAGACGGTGGTTCTATCACTGGAAATGGCTTGACGCATATAATCAGCAATAACCTCTTCCATGTTATCTTTAAAAGCGTGAGCTTGTTGTTGCAAAACCGGATTAGCTTGATTTGAAATGCTAATAATACGGTCTACACAACGACCTGCTATTTCTTCAGGAGTAAACCCCCTGTTTTGGGTTGTTGCAACTTCTACTTTAAAATCGTTAGATATACCTAATTCGGGAGTCATCATGTTCTTTCTCGCATAACCATACCTTCTCGATATTCATCAGTAACTTGTTTAGCTTCACCAAACTGCTTCAAAGATATAATAGCCTCTGCAAAACGTTTTTCATAATCCTGCATTAATTGTGGGTCACCTTTCATGTAAATATAAGCTTCAATCAAACTGCCGTAAAGCAGCGTAAGTTCAGCATTAATACTTAACCAGGTAGTCCCGTTTTCTGAACCAGTGGTTAAACTGGTCGGACGATAATAATAATGTAGCTCTACAACAGAACTAGCGTTTGGTGTAGGAGCTATAATAAAAGCATCAACATCAAAAATAGCGTAAAAACGAGGGTCGCCTTGGGTTGACCTATCCGGCGTAAACGATTGCAAGAAATTAACATCTTTAAACTCTAAAAATGTTTTTTCATTAGTAGTCCCATCTGTGTACGACAGCGAAAACGGCGCAAGAAAATCAGTAGGCATCGTTAGATATTCATCGCCTTGGGTGACGTTTCCAGCAGAATTTTTACGGAACAAACTTAGTTGCACGTTTTTTAAAATGCGTTCTTCGGCAGAGCGAATAAAAATGGGTAGATTAGTGACAAAAGACGTTTCTGAGTTTTGCGTATAATCCTGCAATGCCGTTTTAAGCTGTGCGTAAGTAAATGCCATTACCTAAATCTCTTTGTTTTCTTTGCCACCTTTTTAGGTTGCGACGAAAATTGTTTCCCTGCTTTAGTATCTTTCCTTTTTTTCCTAGTCGTTGCGGCATATTCTCCCGCAGATAGCGACTTTATTGCACTTTTAGGCAGGTATCTTTCCCCTGTTTTTGCACTAGGCTTACCCGATTTGGTAGTCCATTTTTGCTTTGTCCACTTTTTTAAAGACTTTTGTGGAGCTTTTAGTGCCATTAAGTATAGCCTCCGCCATTGTCCTTATATCTTTTAGCAAGCATTTGCGCTTTTCTAGCGGACCATTGACCCGCTTTACCGCCTTTTGTGCCTGATTTTATAGAACTAAACATTCTTTTACGCATGGTAGGCTTAGTGTAGTTACCCGCTTCGTTTACACGAGACTTGTTTACACCGCCGCCTTTGTTCATTTTTATAGGGCTACCCGCCCCCAAATTAACTCTGCTTGTCATGTCGTAACCACCGTAACTGTGCCCACTTGTCCAAAAACATTCATTGGTCTAAAGTTGCCGCCATCTTCTACATTAGGGACCCCAACGTAGATTGACAGGACCATTGGCGTATTAGGCCGAGGGTTGCGTAATGCTTGAGGGTCGGTAATTATTTTTCGAGGATCTAATTGTGGTTGTTTTTTCTCCCACTCCTCTGGACCCACTAACGCACCCGTCCACTCAACTTTCATCTCGTTTAGCCGATATACAAACCCAGACCGATCAGATGTCCCTAAAGCATATTTTCCTGATGCGAATTTTGCCATTAGTTATTAAACCTCAAAGAAGAGTATCCAGGAGATATAGTAAAAGAAGCTCTATCTCTATCTTCAACTGCGGCTTTGTCAAACTCTTCTTCATATAGAGCTTTTAACATGGGTGTTCTATCTGCCGCTAATTTAATAGATAAATAGTAAGCTAGACCAGCAGCTAAACAAGGGTAAAACCTAAAAGGAACTTCAAAAGTATTTATAAAAGTATCCGCGTCTTGTATGCGAGTTAAACGGTTAAATATTATGATATCCGTACTATTATCCGGCGTGGGCCACAGCTCTAACTGCGGCGTTATTAGTCGATTCAAAAAAAACTGACTTGCCCTACCTGTGGTGCTTTTGTTAGGTATTGTTAAATAATCGTCTCTACTTACTCGAGGTATAGCGAAATCCGTGCCATTTCTACGAATAGCCGCACTCAGAATGTCGATAGTGCTCTGTACGTCTGAAAAATCAACCGCACTGGTTACTGTAGTAGTAGCTCCGCTCGTACCGCCTGTAATAGTTTCTCCTGCTGAAAACACACCTGTAGGCAATGTAATGGCTAAAGCTGTTGCGGTCGGCTTACTTGTTACTTGACAGGTAGCTCCGCTCGTACCGCCTGTAATAGTCTCTGTTATAGCAAAATTAGCCGAAGCCGCTACTACCATATTTAGCGTGCCACCTGGATATACTCGAATGTTTGTAGCTAAAGGGATGGTAGTTTGAGCGATAGTCCATTGATTTAACCCGCGATTAGCCCACTCAGCTAATAAAAGATTTAAAGATCTTTTAGCTGTCTTTAGGTCGTAACCCGTGCGGACAACCTTGCCACATCGCTCAAAAGCTTCTTCAATGTAATCCGCTACATCCAGCTCAAAATTAGTAGAGTTAGAGCTAGTCATTACGCGGTGCCTCTAGGCCCCTTTCCACGCTTCATTTTCTTAGACGCTACCATGCCTCCACCGCGCATACGGACAGGACCTGTACCGCTCTTCATTTTCTTAGAAGCAGCCATGCCTCCACCGCGCATACGAACAGGACCTGTGCCACTCTTCATCTTCTTAGACGCTACCCCGCCTCCACCGCGCAAACGGACAGGCGTAGTACCTTGAGGGACTTTAATGCCCATAGCTATTAGCTTATGCTCATTGGTATTAGAAGAATTAGCCGATTTTCCTGAACTTCGTGTAACCGGTCCCCCAGCACCTAAATTAACAACCCTTTTGGAGTTTGCCTTTGGGGTTTTACGAGAACTGTCCATTGTACTTACAGCAGCATAAGCGCGGTTACCCGTTGCTTTTTCAGTGCCTTTACTTTCTTTACGGCGAGAAGCCATGCTTTGAGTCTTCTTTCCTTTGTTTCTTGCACCCAAAGATTCATCT